TGCACCACCGAAAAAAATGGGCAACCCCTCGTCGCCCAATTGGGCAATGTAATGGCGAGGAGTGCGCCCGGACCCAATCATGCGCGTTGTAGCACGTTATCAATATGATCGTCAAACGCTTTCTTGCGTCGTGCAATCTCCCGGTCTAGATACCAGCGTGCTTTCTCAAGGTCTTGCAACCCTTCCTTGAGATCCGCTCGCCAGACGTATTTGATCGCGTTGCCTAAGTTAAAGCACATATGCTCGGTAATCTGGATGCACTCAACGCCGCTCGGGTGCTGAGTGTAGTGCTGTGGATGGTTTACTGGATCGTGGCTCATGAGTAGTTGTCCGGTGAGTAATCGCCACACCAATGGATCTCGTCCACGGGTGGCCAGGCAGGAGATTCGTTGCCCTCGATGTCTACCAACAGTTCTGGTGATCGGCGTCGACATTCACCCATCCAGGTGCTTTCCCCATCTCCGCTAAGTAAGTTGAAATATCTACAGGATCCGCAAGTAGGTCGCACAGCCATTCCTCCAAGAATAGGTCGCTGGTTTGCTCGTCGATTACTGGTTTCATCTTGTCCTTCCCATTCGTCTATCAAAACGGATGCGTCAGCCTGAATCTGCTTTGCAAGACTGACAACGCAGTCAAGCTCCACTTTGAATCCAGCACATTGCTTTTGCAATTCGCTGACGTTTAATTGAATATTGGTAACTGATTCTCCGACTTGTAGTGTCATGCAATTAGCGCCTTTTTCAATTGTGATTCTTTCATGTTGAAAATATCCTCAGAATTAAAGATCTTCTCAATCCACGGTCGAACCCATAGATAGGTCGTTCCCATCTTGGCGTTGCGCTCAATCAGGTTCTTGGTCGTGAGCTTCTCACCACCATAAGTAACCCACAAATGTGGCGTCACATAGTGCGGCACGTACATCGCGTCACCCAAAAAGAATACCGGCTGCACGTCTGGGTGGAGCTTCTCATTGTCTTCGCCACGGTAGACAAACCGGCCATTAGTAAATTCCATCAACGCTCTCCACGGGTTTTCCAAGGGTTCTGAGAACAACGCAGTACTCTGGCTCGCGACTGCTGGCACGACCATTGGCGTCGAAATAAATGTAGCGCTTGCGACTGGCGCCATCGGTCTCGTCAATACGTCGGCCAAGTTTGCCAACCCTAAATCCCTGACGCAGCTTTGCATCAATATCTTTTGAGCTTAAATTAGGGAAATACTCGGCACATTGCTTTGACGTCATTGATCCATGATTGGCAATGATTTGTAAGGGATCTAATTTAATTTCCATTTTATTAAACATTTAAATTAAAAAGGAATGTCGCTATCATCGTCATCTGCAAAACTCGATGCGCGGCCCTGTGGCGAGTTTTTCATTCGAGCTGGTAGGGTAGCCTCACCTGCCTGTTGAAAGCCGCTCCTGTGCCCGTCTGGATGCCTTTTCGGGCCATGATCGACCGCGGTGGTCGGTTCGCAAGCGTTTCCAATCGAAATCGCAGCGTATTGCATCCCGCTGGCAGCGATTTTGATCGTCACGTCCAGCCAGTGCATCGAACCGTCTGGCAAGCAGATCCTTCCCTTGTAATCGGCGTGCCAATCCTCGGATTTTTTGTCATTCGGGAATGCAGCACCCTTGCCAGGTTTCTGCTCGTAATTGCCTTTGGCTGCGGTTGGTTTATTCATTTGATTCACTTTAAATTGTTTCTCAGGATTTGGTCAGTCACAACTTCGGAAAGTAATTCCTCCATTGTTTCAACCTCGGGTTGTTTGGCATCAATTCGGCGTCTAATCACCGATTCAATTGCCTTCTGCATTTGCGCTGACGTCATGTCCAGCGCAATTAACTTATCGACCGTGTTGCCACTTATTTGAGCGCCTTTTATTTTTTTCAAACCTCCTCTTATTTCTTTAGTAAAATTAAATATAGAGTCTTTCATCTTAATCTAAGCTCCAAGTCTAAGATTTAAATCTAAGCTCTCTAAGTCTAAGATCTAAGACTAAGATCTAAGACTAAGATCTCTACGCGCGCACGTATATGAAGAAAAGTTATCCACAGGGTTGTCCACAGGGTTATCCACAGATTTCAGGGTAGTTATCCACAGGTTATCCACAGGTCACTTTGTGGTGCTTTTGAGCGATTTTTCGTACTCTCTTTTGATTTCTTTTATGATCTCCTTCTCCTCTTTTGTATAATCTCTGAGTGGTTTTCCGTTAATGTCCATTCCTCTGTAGGGCATCCGTTCGAGTCGTCTTTTGGCTTCGATGTTTGCCTTTTTACTCACTTGATATTCTCCGACAGCCAGACCGTGACCGACCCCTCATCAGCATATTTCTTGGTGACTTTCAAATAAGTAACCTGGGCATCGTCTGCGTAAACCACGCCATTCATCCCATCCAGCACCGTCTTGGCAATGTTGTCAACGTCGGGTCTGGCAGGGTAAATATCACCGTCCAGAGCTGCCTGGCGCTTTGCTTTTGACCAGCTCAGGGGAATGCTCATAGATGCGTAGATATAGACCGTCAGGGGCGTTTGCAACGGTTCCCTGCCAGCCATTGCCTCTGTTGCTCGAGCTGCGATAAGTGCTTCGTACTCTCGCGTGACAGCCGGTGTGTAGCTGCGCGGCTTGCCGCCCTGCGTGCTGAACCGTGGCCGACCCTTGCCGACAGGTGGTCCAGGGATAACAAACTGTAAAGTCATCATTTCAATAGATTCCATGCTGTTTCCCGAACGGGTTCTTTTCGAGCCGGCGCCCTGTCTGGACCGTTGAAATGTCCCGACAGGGAAACTCTTGAGAACGAACGGCAGATGATGCACGAAGTCGATGGGCTTGTGGAGAAAATTTGTATTAGGGTTTGTCCTTAGAAAAAAGTACACTTGCCCTCTTGATTTGGTTGTCAACCGTAGGTAGAGTAACGGTCATGCGCTGCACGTTGTGGCGCTAACTAGGAGTCCAAATGAAAATCATATTCACCAGAAAAGAAATCGAGGCAATCATCCTCGCTTACGTTCACCGCGAGGTTTACGAAGAATTTTCCAGCGAGATGCGCTTTGACCGCTATGACGATGAAAATTTTGTCACCATCAAATCAGTCGAACCAACCCCCGAGGAGCTAAGCAATGCGACCTGAAGACCAACACGATTCCAATTTGACAATTATCCTGGCGTCAATCGCTGTCGGCGCAATGTCGGCAATCTGCTTGTTTCTCGCTCTCTCTGGAGGTCTGTAATGGTCGGCAAAGTAACCCCTAATACAATGCTGTCAGCATCCCGCGTCCCAGCCCTTCTGGGACACTCAAAGTACGAGACGCCTAATGGTGTCCTTACGAGCGTCATAAACGCGCTACAGGACGCTCCAGAGCATTTTGAGACCAACGAGGCAATGCACTGGGGCAACCTGCTTGAAGTGCCGCTTCTGCTCGAAGCAAGCGCACGCCTGGGTCTGTCGCATTTGAAACTAGATCATCCAAAACCCTACTTCCATCCCGATGCGCCGATTGCCTGTTCGTTAGACGGGAGCGGTGACGGCAACGGTCTGGTCGTGACCAACAATCCAGATGCCGGCGTATACGTGATCGGTCAGGACAGCATCACGCTGGACGGTTTTGGCGTGCTTGAGGGCAAGCTGACCAGCTCATATCCCGAAGATTGTCCGGCAATGAGCCGTGGACCGCTTCAGCTCCAAGCGCAAATGGACATTTATGGCGCCAAATGGGGAGCTGTCTGCGTGCTTTATCAAGGCATTGAGCTGCGGATATTCCTGTTTGCTCCTCACGAGGAGACTCAAGCACTGATCCGGTCCAAAGCGCGAGAGTTTGAAACCAAGCTCACGCATTGGACAGAGACTGGTGAAGTTGAGTGGTACGACCCTGCTACGCCGGCAGAGTACGGCACCAAGTGGCCAGGCGATCCAAACCTAGATTCAGTTGATCTCGGTGAGTGGGGAGCAACACTGGCCGAACGGATTGTTAAGGCCAAGCAGGAAATCAAAGTGCTTGAGGCAAGCATTGAGGAATGTGAGACCGAGCTGAAGGAAATGCTGGGAAACGCCACCAAAGCGCACGCTGAGGAGTTCCGTATCTCCTGGCCAATCCGTAACTATGCAGCGCAGCCGGAGAAAGTCGTACCCGCCAAACCAGCGCACAGCATTCGCCAGTCAACCGTCACCATCAAGGGGCCGAAATGAAAATCGCAGCAGCATTTGTTGCAGCCAAGCGTGCGTTTGCACCAGCGCTCAAGACCAACACAAACTCTCACTTCAAGAATAAGTACGTTGACCTTGCGAGCTGCTTGGAAGCCGTCAATGACGCTCTGCTTGAGAACGGCATCGCTGTTTACCAGGAGACGTTTGACGTCCAAGACGGCGTAACTGTGGAGACGTGTTTCTTGCACGAGTCCGGTGAAACGCTACGCATGGGGAAACTGCACGTGCCAGCAGCAAAGCACGACCCGCAAGGATATGGGTCTGCCCTGACTTACGCTCGGCGTTACTCGCTAATGGCTGCGTGCGGTATCGCTGCCGAGGATGATGACGGCAACGCTGCCAGCAGAAAGCCTCCTCAGCGCCCCGAGGTGAAGCCGGCAAACCCGTTGGATGCCGTAGCACCCAAAGCGCTGCCAAAGTTCTCTGAGCCGCCTGAAATCATTGAGTTTGAGGATGGAGCTGGTGGCACCTGGGCGCTGCGCGTCCCTAACGAAGCCAAACCACGCTCAATGAGCGCCGGTGAAGCCGAATGGGTTGTCGAGTTCAATGCGCTGGCTGACGCGGTGATGAAAGCCGGCAAGATCCCTCCAGCAGATCGGATTGCCAAGCTCAAACTGCTGCGTACATCTAATGACGCTGAGATTGCTCGGTTGTCGATGGTGGAACGCGCCAGGTTCTTGCAAACCTTCTCAGCACGGATCGGCGCACTTGACGCGCTGATGAAAGCAGCGGCATGAGAATGGCTCAGATCCGATTATTGGACGCAATCGGTGGGCTTGAGAAATCCTTGGGCCGGTTGCCGTCCATGAATGAAATAGCACGGGTTCTGGGGTGCAGCCCCCAGAACGTCCACAAGATGATCAAACGAATGAGGAGCAAGAATGAAACAGTGTCCTCCCTGCCACGGGAATTGCAATCAGGGTCGAAACTGTCCAAGGAGAAACAACAATGATAGTGAAAGGCAAATTTATCAAAGATTGGGACAAGTCTCAGATCTCAACCGCTTACCAGAAGCCCAACCAGTTCAAGATTGTGACCTGGGACATGGGACGCATTCAGGGTTGGTTATTGGGCCAGAAACCTTTGGCTCGCAATTTAATTGAAAAGGTGATTCGATGAGCGGTGGACATTTTGAGTACCAGCAGTTTTATCTGCAACGAATTGCTGACAACATTGAACAGGCAATCCTTGAGGATGAGCGCGATACCTATGATGAGAAATACAGCCCAGAAACCATTGAAGTGATGAAAGGGACAATCTCATTGCTTAATATGTGTTACACCCTGGTGCAGCGCATTGACTGGTTTTTGTCTGGTGATGACAACGAGGAAACTTTCCACAAGCGCTTAAAACAGCAGTTAGACAAGGAGCAATCAAATGAAAATGTGGGTTGATCCACCCGAGGGTTGGCGTTACGGGTTTCCCAAGATTTGGGACACAGAGCTGCACGACAATATGCTGCACTGGTTAGACGACCGCGGATACCCGCCAGACTTGCGTGACCAGTACGGAGAATATTTCTTTGTGCGGCAATGGTCCGTTACAGACGACGCTTTGGGAATTTAGAGCGCAGACACGTCGATTAGTTCGCCACGGAAATCAAGCATTCCCTCAGAGTGCTTGATTGCCAGTTCAGGCAGCAACAGCCGGGAATCTCGGAATGTAAGCACGGCAAACCCAGATCTCCAGTTGACTGGGTTGTCCTCGAGGTAATCATTGAATTGCTTGCCGTCAATGTCGGCCAGTGTTCCGGTGTCCACCCCATAACGGTTGCCGCGATAATCCGTAAATGGCGTGACCTTGAGCGAATGCAGGTGGCCGGTGACGATGCTGATGCCGCTGCCCATCGTGTTTGTGTGCGTTGCATGGACGCCGTTTTTGTAGCGGTGCTTGACCACGACGTCATCAGTTAACCAGCACGACCAGCACGGCTTCCAGGCTTGGAAATGGTCTCGCAACGAGAAGCCAACCACGCCCTCATAACCACTTGCGTTAGCTGCTAGAAAGTTCTCAAATCGGCTGTCGTGATTGCCCAATGGCCAGATGAGCTGGACATTGTGGCGTGCTGCTTTGGCAACCGCTTCAATCTCTGCTAGCGCTTCCTGGCAGGCGTTAAGTTCTTCCTTAACACTAGGCTGTTGTGTCCACCCAATTCTAGGGTATCTGCTGATCGACGCCCCGTCGAAGGCATCGCCGTTGTTGACCACAGCGTAGGGCTTGAGCTGGCTGATCGCCCAAAGCAACCCTTTGAACGCCGTGGTTCGCAATCCTGGCCAGAAGTGTGCATCAGAGAATACGATCACCGTGCCGTCCGTGATGCCGGCGTTGTGACGTGCTTTTGTCAGATGATGCGTTTGCAAATGCTCAAACGATTTGGCGTTTACTGCGGTTGCTTCAAGTTTGATCTTGAGCTTGGCTTCCAGTCGCCGGCGATTGTTGTGTGCCCAGCGCTCAGTAAACCCAAAGAAGTTAGCAACCTGTGTTGCGCTCTTGAATTTCTGCCACGCAACCAGAAAATCCTCGTCGGAGATCTTGGTTTTTCCAGCCATTTTTTAGCACCATTTGTTTCGTTGGTGCTAAATACCACGCTTAGATTACGTTGTCTAGTGCCAACTGTTTGTTTTATATATTTTTTTTCGCAAAATCCTCAACCGCGTTGACCCGACGTGTCCAACCCTTGCCAAACACGGCATAAGCCTTCAATTTCTCAAGGAATCTCAGCCTGAGATCGCTGTAATCTTCAAT